GATTGTGTTTGTGCTAATACGACACGTTGGCTCATACTAAAGATATTTGGATCACTTACAGGTAATATATCTACTTGCCCGTCAAAATCTCTAGCATATACTGTTCTTGAACCACCAACAACATCATAAGGATATTCAGTTGGTAGTGATTCTGAAAAAACCCTAGCTAATAGTTTAAATTCTATTTTTTGGGCGAAATGTAAACGTTTATGTATAGCAGACATAATTTTACTACCACGTTCTAACATAGCTATCGTCGTGCCAACAGGAGCTTCTTGCCCCATATCACCTATTTTCATATCAGCAATATTTGCAAACCTTTGTCCACTTTCAACTAATACACCTAATAGTTGTGTTAATACTCCACTCGGTTCTTTATATGGTAATGGCATTAGAGCATCACGAATAGTTCCTCCTGGAACATCAACATCTCTCCATTCTCCTGGTTCTATAGGATTTTCATCATCACGTATACGCATACCTCTTGCTTTAAACCCAGCAGGTAGATTAGATAACGTTCCAGCATCTATTAATTGTCTTAATATAGATGTTGCTGATTTAGTTAGACCGCCAATCATGTGTATAAGTCCAAAACCATAAAATCCAAGTCCAGGAAGGAATTTATAGTGTACAAAATACTCTATTTTTTGTTTTAAAGGGTCATCAGGGTCAAAATTACGTCGTATAGCTAATATTTGCCCACTTTCTTTGATTAAAGTAACGATATAAGGTAAAGCAATTCCTGTAGGTTCACCGTTTATAGTGTCTTCAAACCCTTCAAGGTCTAAATCTACATGCATTTCTAGTATTGAATACGTTTCTGACTTAGCAGGACGAGATAAACCAGTAATATCGTCGATTTTTTCTTTTACACCATCATAATCTGTACCGTATTCAGGTGAACCAACATCTATATTACGATAAATACCTGCTTGTTGCATTTTTCTTATCATGTTTTCAGACATTTGAATAACATGGGTAGCTCTTGAACAATCTAAAAGATCGTTAGTAGAATAGGGTACAACAAAATCTTCTGCCATAATAAAATTACTTACAGCTCTTGCTTTTGCAGGATCATAATATACTTTTTTAAATGCTGAACCAGATAAAGGTAGATAAAATAAGAGTTGATCTAGTTCAGGATCGTATTCTTCCATGTTATACGTGATTTGATAATTCATAAATTCTTTTACACGTTGTGCTTGTTTTTCTTTTTCGTTATTTGCGTCACCAAGTATTTGTGTTTTTACTGGTCCATCAGCAGGTAAGAGTTCTCTATACGCTTGTGCTTGAAATTGTGCTACAGATTCTGATAGTAAAGGGTGATGTACTCCACTTGCTCCAGGAAATGGTTCGCTTCTATCATCAGTTTTAATACCAAGAAGTTCTAAACCTTTAGAAAAAGTTTCTAGCCATTCTTTACGTGAATCTTCATCATCTTCGTAATCATCTATTAAGCCACTACTTAAAGTACCTAAATCATCTTCTGATATTATTTCAGCTAAGTTTTGATTAAAGTCCGTACCTGTGTCTGGTACTATTTCTATTGCGGTTTCTTGACCTTCGATTATAATATTTGGAGGAGTAGTATCTTCTGATACAGGCAACTCTATTTGCACTTCTTCAGCGTTAGGTTCAAGTGCTTTTGATTTTTCTATTGCCATGTGTTGTATGATACTTTAAAACGACCTCAATAGTAAACTCGTTTGCGTCTATACACAGGTTCATCTTCAAAATCAGAATCTAATTTAACAAAACCACCTTGTCTAAATCGCATAAGAGCTTGTGTCGTACTATCTACTAAATCATCGTGTTCGCCGTTAGGGAAATCAGTAACTTCATCAACTAATTCTTCTGCCCATCTAGTTTCAGGCACCCATACATAACCACTACTAAATAACGGAGTACAAGCATTTAATCTTGCAATTTTATCTTGTCCTCTACTTGGGTTAAAAGTTTGTACAGGTATGCCAATACTGCGCAGTTCTTGCGTTAAAGGAGTTCCTGAGGCTTTACCTTCTATAATTACTGATTCAGGTTCCCATTCACGGTATTGTTCAAGAGCTTTTTGTTTTAATTCAGGGAAAGAAAGCCTCTCGCGAATACAATCTAAAAGAATAATATGTGCTTCGTCACCAGCATATAGATCTTCTCCATGTTTCCCTTCTGGATAAAACACTCCCCAAGTAGTTATAGCAGAAAAATCCGCCCTTTCAGTTTTCAAAAAAGCCGTGTCGTAACTTTGTATTACATAATCTACTTGTGGTGGTGAATCTTTATCCCATATTTTAAACCAATCTTTATTTATAATAGAGGCTCCTTCACCAGTAGGGTTTTGTAAATATTCTGCTGCCCATTTAGATGGGGATATAGAGGCTTTTATTTTTTCTAATTCATTTAATGGCCAATAAGATTCCCATAAAGGTTTACCACTTGGTAGTATAGCAGGTAATTCTATTATTTCCCATTGGTCTGCAGCTTCTGTTTCCATCATCTTTTTTACAACTCGACCAGTCAAATCTCGTTTAGACCAACGCGTCATAACCATAACGATTGCACCTCCAGGTTGTAAACGTTGTCGAGGACCTGTCATATACCACTCATACGCATCGTCAAGAGCAGTTTGACTCATGGCATCTTGTTCTGAGTGTGGATCATCAATAATAAAAAGATCCGCACCACGACCAGCTAATGCACCACCGACACCAGCTGCAAAGTATTCGCCGTTTAGTTTACCGTCGATTGTACGTGTTTCCCAACGACCTGCTGCTTTACTTTCTGGATTTAATTCTACATTCGGGAATATTTCTCTATAATCTTTTGTATCAACTAAATCACGTATTTTTCTACCAAAACGTACAGCTAGATCTGCAGTGTGTGTTGCTTGAATAATCTTGAGTCCAGGATTTTTACCAACAAGATATGCTGGAAATAAATAAGAGGCAAACTCTGATTTAGTGTGACGTGGTGGCATATTGATAATTAACCGTTTAAGATCGCCTGTCGCTATACGATCAAAAGCTCTTGCCATTATTCTATGGTGCTCGTTCTCGATAAAATCTGACCACATACTCTTTACAAACTGCAAAAAATTTGTTTGTAGTTCTTCTTTTTTCTGGAGTTCCGCGAGACGTTCCGATAGTTCGAGGTGTTCCTCTAGGAGTTCTTGGGGTATATGCTCTAGTTCGTCGTTCATTTAAAAAATTTGCTGCAAAATTTTTGGTGCATAAGGATTGTGAACCAACGCAGTATTATTTTATGCACTGCTTTTTGCAGAGGGGGGTCAATGATTCTGGAGGCAATGATACTAAAAACACTGGAGAAAAGAATCCTAGACTGTTGCGAATAATACTTCTGCATTTATACTTCTCGAATATTATCAAGAGGCTCGGAGGCGACAGACTCTGACTCACCTTCAATCGTGTACTTGGCTCTAGGCAAAATCCCTCCTGACTGTTGGTGAAGTTCTTGTATTCGTTTAATAATCTCCAACTTTGTAAGGTCATTATTTTTGTTGACTGTAAATTCTTTGCGATCTACATATAATCCTGCTGCTTTGCCTCGATTTATTTCTGCAGTAACTGCTGCCCCATAAGCATTGTTCTCGACTGCTGCGTCTCGCAATCGTTCTAGATTCTCTAAGTGGTTTGACAATGTTAGTGTTGCCCTTGCTGCTCCCCTGTTCTGTAACTCTTGGACTCTGCGTTGCACAAGAGGCTCATTATTCATTAGGAATGTGCCTGCACGCCCAGCATTCTTGTGTGAATAACCTGCTCGCATGGCTGCCTCCGTTAAGCTGGTTCCCGATGCTACAGCTTGTGCGAACTTTTCTTGTTTGGGTGTAAGTTTTTTCTCTTTCGTAGTTTTAGCCATACTGTGTTTTACTCACTTTGTGCTTATATAAGGATCACACAACGTTAAATCTATTTAATCATAACCTCTACTCTTGCTATCGTAAAGCATTACCATATTGCTCCCATATTAGCTTATACAGTCAATAGTCACCCAATATGATTGTCTAATACGCTACAATCAGCTTTACAACAGTCTTTC